TTTTGTTCCAAATTACAAAGATATCGCAACAGTTGGTTCTTGGTTTCAAGATACAAAATCAAGTGCAAAGAATCGTCTTATTATAGAAACACAGGTAAAGTTTCTGCTTGCACCCTCCGTTGAACAAGAGAAAGAGATGAAACATATTGATAATTTAACTTACAAGACTTTTGTCAATAAATTTAATGAAACTTACAAAAGAAGTCTAAAAGATAATCAAAAAAACCTTTTAACAAATTACATAACATCTTTTTCCGATAATGGTCTTGGACTTAAGTCATTTGTTAACGAAGAGCTAGAAAGTTTGAAGCTAAATATCAATGAAAAACTTTCCAAGGGTGATGATGGCTTAGACAAAAATACGAAAGAAAAATTAGTAAAAGTTTCCCATATTCTAGAAGATTTTAGAAGCAAACCACTGAATGAAAAAATGGTAAAAAAACTATTTTATATTCAAGATTTAATAGGAGAACTTTAGAATGGCACTCAAAGTTAATATCACACAACCAGAGATGGAAAATGAATCCCCAGAGAGCGATATACCTGTTGATATAAAGCCAAATATTGGAGTTAATATAGTTCAAACTAATATTAAAAAGCACACATTTGAACTAAACCAAAGGACAGCATTGAATGGAGATATTATGATTTTTGATCATAACGATATTGACATCATTATATTAAAAGAAAAAAATAAAATTGTTGCTTTTGCCAAAGATATGTTAACTGACAATGTTTATGGAGCTGAGTCTAGGATGTTTGAGTTTCTCAGAAAAAAAGGAATTGTTGCTTATGATTCAATCCAGTCTGGTAATATCTACGGATCAATGGAAGGGACAATTTTAAAATCTGAAAAAATTAATGAGATCGATGCTTCTCTTGTTAATATAGCAGAGTGGATGAAGTCTGAGAAGCCTTTTATGGATTCTTTAGAGGCACATGATGACTTAATGGATGATGCTCTCTTGAATCCTGATGATGAGCATGCTACTGAGCTTGGCGAAGTTCCGCATGAAGAAGAAAAGGGATCAATTCTTCAAAAAAATATGTTTGCCCCTTATCTTTATGGTCGTTACACATATTAGAGGTTAATGTGCAATTATTACATTTTATTCTTGCCTGTTACGGCATGACTTTTATTCTCGTCTATGGAAAGATTTTTGAAGACCTGAGACCTGAGAAAGATTATACAAAGAAATGGAACACACTTTTTCACTGCCCCCTTTGCATGGGCTTTTGGGCTGGTGTGTTTATGTGGGCGATAAATGGTTTTACAGAACTATTTACATTTGAATATTCACCTATTAATGGTTTTTTGTGCGGCTGTATATCATCCGGAACAAGTTATATATTGTCAATGTTGGTGGATGATTTTGGTTTTAGAAATGGAGATAAAAATGACTAAAAAATGGATGCTACAACCTGTTCGCAGATGCTGCTCAGGTTCCTGACTCGTGCGGAGAGAGACCGCGTTATTGGAGATTTAAATGAAAAAAATATTATTAACAGAATTTAATGCCCTCTGTAAAGATGGTATTTGCCGTGATCTTTTGTCTGAAAGAGAGAAAAGAGAAATGGATCATGGAAAAGTTTTGTATCTTTCAGGTCGATTACAAACTGCAGATAAGAAAAATGGTAACGGCAGAACTTATCCTTTTAAGATACTAAAAAGAGAAATGGATAATTATAAAAAACTGATTGAAGATAATCGTGCTTGTGGTGAGCTTGATCATCCTGATGATTCTGTTATTAATCTTAAGAATGTTTCCCATGTTGTAACTGATTGTTGGTGGGAAGGAAAAGATGTTATGGGCAAAATTAAAGTTCTTGACACACCTTCTGGTCGTATTCTTAAGGACTTAGTTAATGCCGGTGTTAAGCTTGGTATTTCTTCTCGTGGCCTTGGATCAGTCAGAGAGTCTATGGGAATGACGGAAGTACAAGATGATTTTGAACTCATTTGTTTTGACATTGTTTCTGAGCCTTCGACTCCAAATGCATTTATGTATCCCAAGGATCAAGGTAAAATGTACGAGAACAAAATTAATGAAGCCAAAAGAAATATTGTAGACGATTTATTTAACAAAATACTTGAGGATTAAATGAAAAAAAACGAATTAAAGAAAATATTGAAGCCGCTAATTAAAGAGTGTATCAAGGAAGTAATCTTTGAAGAGGGAACCCTCTCCACTATCATCAGTGAGGTTATGAAAGGCACATCTGGGTCTCAACAAATCGTGGAGACTCAAGCAAAACCAAATATAAACTTTGCCAAACAAGAGAAAAAATTGCAAGAAATAAAAGAGAAAAAAAGAAAACTTTTAGATTCAATTGGAGCTGATGCCTATAATGGTGTCAATCTATTTGAGGGAACAACCCCTACATCTCAGCCTAGAGAAAATCAAGGACAAAGCCCTCTTGACGGTGTTGCACCAAATGACCCCGGTGTTGATATTTCATCGCTATTTTCTGGACATTCAGCAAAGATTTGGAATAAATTATCAGGAAAAGACTAATGGCCACAAGAATATCAGTACGACCTCGCAGAAATGAGCCTGGGGATCGTCTTATAAAAAGATTTACAAGAAAAGTAAAGAAGCTTGGATTGATTGAAGAGGTGAAAGATCGCCGTCATCACAAGAAGAAATCCGATGTGAAGCGTCGTGCAAGACAAAAAGCTATTGCTAGGCGTAAGAAGAAAGAACAAAAAGAAAAAAATTCAACTAATTAATGTAACTTTGGAGAATTAAATATGTCAGTATACAAAAATCGAGTCGGCCTTAGAAATGTGGGCTCCTATCAGGTGTCAGGGACACCTTTTGTAACAGGATCTAGTAACCTAGATGATGAAAAAGTACACATGGTGGAGTTTCCCTATGTTTCAAAATCTGTAACTGTTATAAACACAAACTCAAATAGTGGAGAAGACATCAGGGTTCATTTTCAGAGCGGTTCATCTACAGCAGTCACTGTAGCTGGGGATGCAGGAGCTCAGACAACATCAGAATCTGGTGATGTTTTGGGCAAGTTTCATTTTATTACTGTTCCATCAGGATTCGCTAGTGTGACTTTTGATGTTAAGTGTACGAAACTATACATATCACAAAATACAAATGTAGCCAACTTGGGATACCAAGTCTTTGCAGAGTTAACACAAATACCAACTAGCTCAATGTACAGTTTGACTGGTTCAGGAATTACGGAGTAAAAATATGGGTGATTTTAAAGGTAGCAGCACTAATGTAACAACAATCAATGCTACACTTGTTACAGCAGATGATTTAGAAGTAGATAGCACAACCCTATCGGTTGATGCAGACAACAATAAAGTCGGTATTGGCTTGACAAGCCCAAAAACCAAATTAACAGTTGAAGGTACATTGACACTTAAAGAACAAGCAAATGCCGAAAGCGATACAGCAGCTTATGGGCAACTTTGGGTAAAATCAGATACACCAAATGATTTGTATTTTACCAATGATGCAGGCAATGATGTTAGGATCACAAATGGCTCTAGCCTAGCTGCAGCCCCAGGAGCTTCCGTTGCTGCTGACGATATTAATGTTGGTGATAACAGTGTAAGCATTTCTGGTGGAAGTGGACATTCTTTAACTTTGAATGCTACAGCAGCTACGGCACAATTGAAAACAACAACCTCTGGAGAAGTTGATATTA